CATAGTTTTCATCTAACCTAGTCATTTCTGAAATGTTAGAAGCACATAAAATCATATTACCTAAACGTACAGAATTAGTTAACCCATTGTAGGCATCATCAACACTAATGTCTATTATTTCAGTATATTGTGATATTTGTGCTAACTCTTCAGGAGTGAATAGTTCAGTGCAAACTAATGTTTTTTCTTTAGTTAACGGGAAAATAGAACAATCAAGGTGATAAAGATAATCATCTACCATTTCAACCTTAATAATTTTCATATCAAACTTTTCTTCCATCCACTCATATGCTTTAATATCTGAGCGGATTCCGTATCCTCCTATATAAACATTGTCATACAAATACTTAAGATCAGCCTCACCTTCCCACTTAAATGGACACATGTGAGTTTCATAATCCATTAATTCAAAAAATGGTTGTCCTACTTCTTCTTCACCTTGACGTGGTTCTGAAGTGAAATTGGCTAGAATAATATTATTTGAATCTTTAATATGAGGGAGATAAATACCTAAATTAGCAACATAGACTAAATCTTGATAATTTCCTTTAGCTGGGAGATTACATACAAGTCCATTACCTGCTACAAATTGATATAAGTCTAGAAATTGTCTGTAGGCGTTTCCTTTATTAATAGCTAAATCTTCGGGTTCTAACTCTTGCATCCAAATATTATTTGGAGTTGCTGTGTCTAGAGTAAAAGGAAAATTCATAACGAATGCCGGTATCGGCAATTGTGAGGGGGTTTCTTTCATTTTTGTGTAACTTTATTGCTTTACTATAAATATGTACTAACTACTAGAGACACAAAAAGCCCCGCCGAAGCGGGGCTTTCTTTAGTGTATTAACTAACGCTTAGATTAGAGGGTGTTTAAACCGTTAACGTAGATCTTAGCGTAGTATTCAGGTCTCAACATCTTCTTCGCGTAGCGAGTCAAGAGACCTTTTCTTGGAGTGAAGGTATCTGGATCGTACACGAGAGGAGTCATAATCAATGGAATGTATGGAGCAAAAGTAGCACCTGTTTCCAAGAATTGTGAACCTTTGTAACCCAACAAGATTGTGTTTTCAGTCATGTATGGGTTCTTATAAACTTGATACTTCTGATTCAAGTTACCAACTTTCTGGATACCGAACGCGTAGTTCATAGTATCAGCGTCAGCACCATCAGCAGCAGCGAATCCAGGAATAGACTCGAGTACAGTACCAATAGTTGGAGAGCAAACCATAAAGTTAGCACCGCCTCTCAAAGTGGCTTGGTGAATCTTGTTGCTTACCTTATTGATCTTAGTACCGAGGGTCTGGAACCACTGGCCTTGAGTATTATAGAATGCGGAAGTTGTGAGTTCACCAGTGCCGTCAAACGCTTTATTGTTTTCAGCAGACCAGTACTCAGTAGTAAGTGCATTCTCGATCAACATACCGAGGATCTCCATATCGATCTCAAGAGCGATGTACTCACTCATGATTGAAGTCAACTCAGCCTCAGCATCCAAGCTGTGGTAAGCGTTCAAATCTTGAGCGAATTCAGGAGTCCATACAGCCTTAAGCTTCTTAGTCTTAGCAACAATTGCTTCAGACTTCATCTTAACGTTGATTTCAGGAATATCGAAAGTACCATTTGCGTTGTTACCGTTAAGAGCAGTGTTATTATCTTCGAAATCACCTCTGTTCTTATCAGTTGGCTGCTGTACGTAAGTTACTTTAATATCTTCAGCATCTGCTCCTGTAGTGTGTGAGAAGAATAACTCAACCTCAGTATCAGAGATAAATCTATTGAAAGCAGGTTGGTTTGTAATAGTACCAGCTTGGCTTGAAGCTGAGACTAAGAAACCTCTAGCACCTTCTTTATCAGCATTAGCTAAAGAGTCGATGCTTACAGTTACTTTACTAACCTTGTCATCAGCAACTGAAGCAGATAAATCTGAATCATATCCTACTTCAGCCCATGTAGCTGGGGCAATTTTGAACTTTGTTGCATCAGTGATTGACGAAGCAGAATCTAAGTTACCTGATTGGGTAATCTGAGAAGAGTAAGTCCACTTACCAGCACCGTATAAACCATTAGCAACAGGATCGGTATCAGTTTGACCGTAAACAGAGCCAGCTCCGAATACAGGACCACCTTGTGTGAAAGGAGTGTCACCACCAGCTTTATCAGTACCGTACTGGAAATCGAGGAAGAACACGAGGCCTGAAGGCAAGCTCATTGGTTGAACGCTAACGAAATCTTTCGCTGCGATTTGACCAAATACCTTTCTTACGAGAGGAAGAGCAATACCAGCCCACTGTTCACCTTGACCAGCATTAAAAGTACCAGCAGAACCAGCACCTCCACCAGTTTGTGAAGTTTCAACAACAAGCTGCTTAGCTTGGTTTTCGAGGATCAAAGACATGTTGTTCTTTTCGGTTTCGCTATTGAGACCTTCCAACAAGCCTGTCTTTGCCCATTTGCCTGCTAATCTAGCGGCGTCGCTTTGCATCGACTTCCACTGATTAGAGCTCTCTAAAAGAGAATTTAAATTTGACATTTTGTTTTCGTTTTAAAATTAAGTTAAAATTATTTAATACCTGCGAGTTGCTTGAAACGGCTTACCATAGCATCTTCTTGAATAACATTTTCAGTTAAAGTACGCTTGGGAGCAACGCCAGCAGGCTTAGAAGCAGCACCTAAAGATTCTCTAATGTTAGATTTCTTAGTTTTAGCAACTAGGTTTTCATTTAGAGTTTCATAAATAGTTTTTGCTTGCTTAACTGTTTCGGCTTTATCAAAAGCCTTAAGAACCTTAATTTTCTGATTTTCGGTGAGGTTTTTACCTCTAAAAATCTTATTAGTGTACAAGAGTTTAGAATTAAGAAGATTAACTTCATTTAAGTCAGAACGTAAAGTTTGGATTGTTTCTTCCATAGCTTCTTTTTCGCCTTCTTCCATCTTTTTACCCATGGCTTTCATAAGCATATCCTTAAGATCACCTAAGCTCATAGATGCTAAAACAGCAGCAGGAACACCAAGTGCACCAGCTAAGAAAGCAACCATAGCAGCAACATCAGGAAGGGCTTGAACTGATCCACTAAGATCAACCTCATCCATTTTTTCTTTACCTTCTTGAAGGTCGATATCATCAACTTCAATGTCTACGTCGGCATCACCTTCCATTCCATCGTCTGTGTCTTCAGCTTCCTCTTCTTCAGATTCATCTGCGTTAGGACCAGGAACGAGTTCACCGTCTTCGATCATGTCTTCAATAACATCTTCAATCATAGACTTTAAATCGTCTTCACTCATGTCCTCAAGGTTAATTTCCTCGTCAGCCCCCATTTCCTTTTCAGCTTCGTCCATTTTGTCGTAAGCTTCATCCATGTCCTTTTCCTCGTCCATTTCCTTTTTACCTTCATCCATGTCTTCACCTTCTTCAAGTTGAGCATAGTCTGGTTTTTTCTTAAGGAATGACTTAGGTTCAGCACCTGGGTCAATGTTGGTTTCGTCGAGTTCTTCTTCCTCGAGTTCTAACTCGGCTAGAATTTCTTCTAAATCGAGTTCTTCATCCATGTCTTCAGCTTCATCCATGTCATCCTTAGCTTCGTATTTTTTACCGTAGCCTTCATCCATGTCTTCACCTTCTTCCATGTCTTTTTTACCATAACTTTCGTCCATCTCTTTCTCTTCGTCCATCTTTTTCTCTTTATCAACTTCAGCGAGGTCCATTTCTTCATCCATGTCCTCCATTTCATTGATTTTTTGAGCAAGCATGTCCTTAAGATGAGGTGTGAAAGCTTCTTCTAAAGCGGCTTTCGCATTAGCGATAGCGACTTCTTTGACTGCTTTTGCATCTGCAATAGCGTCTGCTAACAAATCTCTGTTTGCCATTATTCC